TACATAAGGTTCAATGTCAAGAACCTCTGAGAGTTTTTCATTCAATTTGTTCATAGTAATGTATCAGGATATCTTGTGAATGTTTCTGAGAAACCAAACTCATCGTCAACTTCAGCAGTAAACGGATCTGGTTCAGTTACAATTGCAGTTGCTTTATAGGCTTCTGTTTCTGTCGAGACTACTGTATATGTAGCGTTTGAAACATCTCCCGTTACAATATCATCAGCTTCAAGTAGACGATTTAGACCATCAACAACTAAAACACCCGTATTTGTATTACTAAAATAGAGAACCGAACCCGTAATACCTTTTTCAATCGAGCGAATTGTTTCACCAGAAAGAAAGATACCATTACCGTTTGCGTAATCAACAGTCACTTTTTGACCATCTCGGCGTTGTGTTTCTAAAAAGATGTTTGTGTTGGCTCGGCGAATAATTGGATAATCACCTGCGTCACCTGGACCATCTGGTTTGACTGGTGGCCAAATATAACCTTTTGCTGTAAATGTCAAGTCCCACAGAATCAAACGAGTGCTCATCATATCGCCCTCGTAATCGGTGTTGGTACTGACCGAGTTGAGTATGATAGGAAAATCATACTTCTGATCCATTGAAGGTATAAAATTGACGGTCACCGTAAAATCTGGTGTGAAGAATGGTAGAATCTGTTCAAGTATCTGTGTACCATCTTCGGTGTTTCGCACATAGATTGACAATGAAAATTCAAAGTCATAAGGTATTGGTACATATTGTGCGTTGACAGATGTTGATGTGTTTGCACTAAAGTTACGAACCAATGATGGCATTTTTCGTGATGCATCGTAAGTCATGCCTGTTAGTTCAAATGAAATGCGAGGCACAACCGTATTGACCGACTTTGTTAGATTTGGATCTGAAGTGATTCGTGTAATATACTTTTCTTTTGATCCATATGAAAGAGGTACTTTGAACTTTTCATACTCTACGGTACCTGCTTTGTTGTATCTTACAAGTTGAATGTCGTTGAAAAGTGTGCCAAAAGCCACCACCACTTTTCGTATTGTACGATTATAAAAATGTTTATTACCTAGCATTATGCTTCACCAAATGGGTTGACTTCACTAAAGTCAATGATAGAATCGGATTCACCTTCGATTCGATTATTGTCTACGATATCTTCAAAGGCATCATCCATTGTTGCAGTATCCGATACAGTATTGATTGTCCAGAGAGCACCTGAAGTATTACCTGTGATGTTACCTGTTGTAAAATCACCACGAACACGATAGATATCAATGTGTGTATTTGGTGTAAAACTATGAACAAGCGCTTGTGCCGTTGCAGTTGCTAATGAGGCACCAACATAAACAATCTCATCTCTTACAAATGTACCAGAGCCAGAAGTAAGTGTAACTCTTGTTCTTGGATAATGATCACGAATTTGATTGTCAATTTCTGCGATGCCTGTCTCAACAACTTCATTTGAGAAGACAAACTGTTTGAGTTTCAATGCATAGACATAGACATTACCACCACGACCACGACCAAGAGTGTAGAACATGGCCTGATCATTTTCGTGTTCTACAAAAGTAATCTCAAAGAAATTTTCAACAAGAGGTATGTAAATCAGATCGCCTTCATTTGGACGATTCTGTGCCACGGTGGCCGCAAATCTTCGGCGAGAAACAAGAAGAGACACCTCATCACGAATCTCAAGACCAAACTTTGAAATGAAATCACCTTCACCATCCATACCTGTGACATTCTCAAGGTACATTTCAATTGGAAAAGCTGAAGTATATTGTTTGAGTGTGTCTTCACCAAACAGATAATCGACTTGATCACGACTACTTCTCGGCAGGTAAAAAACATCCATACCGTAGATTTTCATGGCCTCAATAACGAGATCTTCTACAAGTAACTGTTCAGATGTGATCTGCCCTTGTGGAAAAGGGTTGAAGAAATGGTTTGTTGCCATTCATTTTATCCAGTAAATATCTCTGATGGTAAACTACTCATAGTATACATTTCTTCTTCAATCTTATCGAGTTCAGTTCGTGCTTCTTCCATGATTCGTGGGCCATCAAGTGTGACACCACCAGGCATTTGTATGCCAGCAAATTTACTGAGATTACTACCCCATTGATATTTGATGAGTGCTGTTGCATATCGTTTGAGAAACCTATCGTCCCAAACATCAGAGTAACCAGCAGAGGTCACAGAGACATTATCAACATTGGCTGAGATTGGACTTTGAAGTTCTAATGTCGTTGGTGAAGTAATGCGATAGACCTGTTTGTCTTCACCACCAATTGTAATGAAGTCATTTTCTAATAGTTCTTGATCAAATTTTGTGCCATAACCGGTGACCGTGTTGGCTGATGTATCTGCGGTGACCGTGCCAGTTAGATTGATTGTGACTGGACTAAGTTTACGATAACACTCAACGATAACATATTCACCAACAAGTAAATCTCTAGACCAATCAATGTCAAGAAAGAGTTTATTTTGGTGACGATTGAAACGAAACTGTGGTGTACCTGAGAAAAGAAGATTCAATGTACGAATATGTTGCATGGTAATTTCATATGACACATACGATACTGATGTGAAGTCATAAAGATCATGCAGTCTCAATTGATATCTCAGGTCAAACATATTGATTGATGAATTAGAATCATCAAATGGAAAAACACCTGTCACAAAGATAACGGCTTCTGGAGCATAAATCCAACGGCGATTGATATCTTCTGCCGTAATTTGATGCTTCATGAATATTTTTTCGGTACCATCAAAATGATAATCTTCAAAAAATTGTAAAGCATCATCGATACGATCTTCGACTTGATCATCATCGACATTGATATCGATGACTGGAAATCCAAGACGGCGTTTACAGTAATCTTTGAATTGAGATCTAGTAGTAGGTTTTGCCATAATTGATATTTATCCTAGTGCTATGGAGAGAGCAAGAACATCACCAATCGTTGCACCTCCTGCGGTGTTCGCTGCTTCAAAAGCAGCGTTTGCATGTATAAATGCTGCTGTTATAGAATTGTTTTGTGTTATATTGGTAGAAATTGCTGAATTAGCTAAAGCTCTAGCCACATTGTCAATTGCAGAACCACCAGAAATAGTATTTGCAAAATCAAAAGAAGCATTTGCATGTATAAAAGATGCGTTGGCAGTATCTCTAGCATATTGATCAGTATCCGTGCTTGCGGTAAATTGTTTTGTTCCATCACCAAATTGAATATATGTTTGTGTTGCTACATTTGAAGCTGTCAAGTTTGCAGAGATTGTTACATTTGCCGAAACCTCACCACCAGTATTTGCATTGAGAGAATTGTTAGCACGAACAAAAGCACTTTGTGCATGTTCGTTTACATTCAAACTACCAGCAAGAAAATTTGTTGCACTAACATTACCGCTGGCAGTAAAATTTCCAGTAAGGCGTTCAAATGTAAATCTAGTAATGTTGTCATCACGGATTGTTAGATCACGGGTAAACAAGTCCATCCTGTTGGCTGTGCCATCGTGATATATTTGCCAATCATCATTGGTACCAAGTCTTAGTTTGTCTCCATCAGCTAGGTCTATGGCGGCACGAACATTGAGTATATTATTGACGGTGAGATCGGTGAACTGACCATCGTTCCAAGTAAACGCTGAGTTACCTACTACTCCTGTATTATCAACTGACGGAAAAAGACCGCCAGTAACAAAAACATTACCACTAATTGTTCCACCAGATGAATTGAATTTAGTGTTAGAATTATCAAATGCTGCATTGGCATGATTGAAAGCGAGTGTCGTATTCGCAGCAACAAATGAGGCAGGTTGTTGTATGACAATATTTCCAACCATACCTCCATGAATGGTGCATTGATACACATAAGTGCTACCGACTAAAGAAAACGGAACTTTCCAGAACAATACACCAGAAACTTTTCCTTGTGCATCAGACCCAGTTGTTACAACACCTGTGGTTGATATATGTGTTAGACCAGCAGAAGTATTTGCACCACCAGAAGATTCACGAATTACAAATGGGTGACCAGTAACATTGAGATTGAAAGATATCGTTTCACCAGCACCAACATAGAGTGATGGATTACTGCCAGTATATTGATCAAAAAGATAGGCACTTGCACCATCATTTGTGACTGAAAGTTGTGTGATACCTTCGTGTAAATTAGCATTACCAAAATAACTGTTTCCAGATACGATAATATTTTTCGCACTCAATACATCTGTAGTTTTATTGTAGGTAAAATTTGCAGATGAACCAAGAACACCACCATCATTGAATTGTACTTCAGTATCTAAACCTGCTGGACCTGTGAATCTTTCAATGGTTTGAATTGTGTTTGATACACCACCACGATAGAAGATTTTGCCATCATAGGTGTTGATAGCAATTTCACCGTTTGCAAGTTCAGACGGTGTGTTACCTGAGACATACGAGTGCCGTAATTCAATGATTGTGTTTGCCATTAGAATGTGCTGCCGTCATCGACTTTCGTAACAGTTTCTATTGGCTTCACTTCAACAGGTTTGACTGCCGAAGGATTTATTTTTTTCAGTTTAGAATTAGGAGCAATCTCTTCAAGTTTTGCAATGTATTCTTTCAAGTCGTCTATCTCTTTTTGTTTGTTGTGTATTTCTTTTTCTAACCCACTATACTTTTTCATTGTGTCATTTAGAGCTTGTTGAATACGAGTTTTTTCTTCATGAGCACCTAGATTCTGAGATGCCTTTGACTTATAACTTTCAATTTGTTGCAAATCACCTTGAACTGAATTGAACTTACCTATCAATTCATTATACTTTGCTTCTACTTCTTCTTTCTGTTTGCCTTTATCTTCTGCTAACTTTATTTGTGTTTGAAAAATAAAATTCTGCTTGATGATTGATATAAGATTATCAAACAGAATTTCCTGATATGCATTTGAAAAATCTACATTCATAACGATTCCTTTTCATAAATTAGAATGTTCCACCAGAAAGCATAGTGAATGTTGGAACACCACTATCATTTATCGTAAGTACATGTCCCTCTGTTGAAGATGATACTGTGCTAATTGCAGAAGTGCCTTGACCTAACAGAATACCATTGGTTGTAAATGTTACTGCACCAGTACCACCTCTTTCTACAGGTAATGTACCAGAAGTAATTGCATCAGCAGAGATTGCAATTGATGTTGCATTGGCCGAAATAATACGACCATTGGCAGCAACTTCAAATGCAGCGACTTGTGATGCCGAACCAAAGTGACCACCAGAAATTGCAATGTTTGTTACATCAGTATTTGCAACACCAAAGGCAGCATTGGCATGATTGAAGGCAGCGGTGACCGAGTTCGTGTTTGTGTTTGCTACATCAAAGGCTGCGTTGGCATGATTGAATCCATAGTTAGCATGAACTTGTGCTGAGTTTGCAGCCAAGAAAGCACCATTGGCATAAATTTCACCAGACTCGGCACCAATGTTCATGTAATCGGTACCGTTGTTTGTAAATGTCCACTTGTCTATTGTTTCATTCCATAAGACATAGACATTTGCAGAAGAGCCTCGATCAATTTCAAGACCAGAATCAAGAATTGGTGCTGAAGCCTGATCA